CAGCTATGTGGCACAGATGCCTTTTCAGATACTTTATAAGTGCTCACCGACTACCAACAGGGCGAGCATTGAAGCACAGGAGATGTTGAATAACCTTGCGGCATGGATGGAAGAGAGCGGAATTGAGTTTAAAGATCCACATCTGGCATTACAGTCAATTACGAGGACATCCCCGGTATATGGTGGCGAGCAGGATGAAAAAACGGTTGTGTATGCCATTAATATACAGCTGAAGTATTTTTATAAAAAATAACAGGAGGAAGATACATGAAAACGAATTTACAGTTTTTCGCCGAAGATCGTACCAACATGGTGTCATTACTTGATATTGGTACTCTCATCGGCAGCACAGCCAAGATCGTAGAGATGGGCGATGGCTACAAAGAGATCACAGAGGACTGGGGACCGAATACAGAGTCAACCCAGTACGTCAACATGAAAAACGCAAATAACACGGTAAAGGGATATGAGTTTTCGACAACGCCGGAGCGTGATTATATGTCTGATGATATGCAGACTGCAATCGACACGATGTTCAAAATGTTCCCGACTGGAAAGCAGTGTGAGACATATTATTACAGATATTACAAAACAGACATTACAAAAAATACAGGCGATTGCATCCGAGTCCCAGTTACGGTATGCCCGTCAAGCACAGGCGGATCCGGCGGCGATACGCTGACATCTTCGATTCAGATCAACGGAAATGGTGCGGTAGAACTTGGAACGATCACGATCGCCGGTGATGGCACATTTACATGGGCGGCGAAAGTGTCCGGTACATCAGGAAAATAATAAACGGTGTTAATCAAAAATT